CCGCTTCTACTTTTTTATTGTACGCCCGCTCGGCTAATTCGGCCTCTCCAAGCGAATACGCTTCGGCCTGTTCCTTGAGTCTGGCAAGTGCCTCTGTCGCACTGTCAAATGCGCGTGTGCGCATGTCAGCCTCTTGCCTGAATGCTGCGTCTTTCGACGCTATGTCCTTATCTCGCATCTCAGCCATTTTTTTATTGTGCGTGGATATAACCTCGTTCTCTGCGTCTTCAATCGCAACATACGAATCAATCTTACTCATTCCGCTTTTCACGAGGGCGACACGATGAGACTCAAGGATGGCCAGTGATTTTTTAAAGGATGACTCTTCACGCTGACTTGCATTAAGCCTCGCCTCAGCAGCCGCGTCATTAATCTTCTTGATTTCTGCTAATGCAGCTGTGCGTGCCTTGCTCTCGGCATCACCACCGCCACCTCCCGGTTTGGATTTTTCCACTTCCTTGTTTGATTCAATCCAACCGTTGTTTACCTTGATAATTTCGAATATTTGATCGGTGTATCTCGTACCCACATCCAGTGAAAAAAGACGCTCATACGTGTTTATAACATCATTACCAGACGCATCAAGTGCATAGAACGCTTTTTTTAACTCGCCCTCAGTGAGGAAGGTGAGTCCTGTATACAAGCCAGTTAGATGTTTACTAAGTACACTCACAGGTGCCGTAACCTTCTCAAGTGCGAATGCAACCGTATCCGCGAACGTTCCTATAAATAGCATGACATTCTCATACGACTCAAGGACATCTTTATTGTCGCGCACAATAGCCGTGGCCGCGTCATCAGATTTGCGCATCAATGCCGCGATTGCGCCAATGCCTATGGCGGCCCCACCGGCTACACCAGAGAACGCATCAGCAACGCCTGATCCTCCTATCGAAACACCAAGGTCTGTCCATGCTGTATTCAGCCTATTAAGATTGGCCTGGATGCTCCGTGACGCCGTATCGGCAGCACCGGAAAAGTCATCACGTATTACCTTTGTCAGACGTGGAAGAAGATCAGATGCAAGAACCTCACCGTTCTCCAGCATCTTGTTGAGTTCTGCCGTGCTTTTACCCATAGCCTTAGCTGCCATGCCGAACGCATTAACCAGGCGTTCGCCGAGCTGGCCCCTTAATTCCTCACTCTGGACGGTCCCCTTGCTGACCATCTGAGTATAGGCTTTCAACGTTCCGGACACCTCATCTACAGAGAGATGCAATGCCGTTGCGGACATCATTGTGGCCTCGAATAGATCTCGTGTTGCCTGCCCAGCCATGTCTGTACCGCGTGTTGATGCTGCGAGTTTGGCATAACTCTGCGTTACGCTGTAGAGTTCTACGCCGAGTTTGCCTGCTACGCCTCTTAAAAATTCAAATTCGGCGGCGGCGTTGCCGGTTGCGAATAACAACGTATCCATGGATTTCTCATATGCTATAGTGTCACGGATGCCCTTCGAGAAGGCTATGCCAAGCACAGCAAAACTGGTTGCCGCGCCAAGAGCAACAGGGCTGACAATTGTCAAGGCAGATGATAATGCACCAATCCGACCGGCGATAGGCCCAAGCGGCCCCTGCGCCACTGCTGCTGCACGCCCAATTGCCTGCAATGAGTTACCGAACGAATTAGTATGCTTTGTTGAATTTTTGCCAGCCACGCCAACGTCTTTGATCTTTTTATTGACGCGTTCAATGACGGGCGTCGCGGAATCATTCGCCTTGAAGGTGATTGCGACGTCTTTACTATTACCTGCCATGATGCCTCCTAGCCTCACTCGCTTCATGCTCATACTTCACTGACATAGCAATATCTATCAGATCGATAAGATGAGCCGGTTGGTCGAAATACCCACCTCCAGCTGGAAGGACACCCCGATCAACCCACATGGCCGCACTTAATACAGTGCTACACTCGCCAACATACACGACAGGACAGCAATCACTTTCTATGCCCTCTATCCACTCATTAGTCCCGTGGCATCCGCCATCGGGCATATTACCAGCGTTGGAGAGCGGGCAGCGAGAGCAGCTCTTCCCGGAATACCATGCGCTTGCTGCAAGTCTTACTTTTTTTTTCTTTCCTCAACAGCAGGCGACAGAAATAAGGCGTCAATAACCAGAGATGTTATTCGGCGGATCTGCTTCGCTGTATTGACATCAGAAACATCGGCCATCGTCGCAACATCAATTGGGTTGAATGCCTCGCCGTTAACGGACAACGTATCAACAACGTTATTGAGGACGTACACTGACATCGCATGAGCCTGTTTAGCGTTTGGCTTATCAACATACCTGTCGATCAAGCCGACCTGCATCCACTTCTGAAATGGCTTCAGCCTCATCTTTATATCATCATCTTCAATACTTACTGCGTCTGCTGGTAATAGTTTCACTTTTTTATCCGCCTTTAACTGAATGTTATTGTGAACTGGTCATCACTGGTCGACTCAAACAGCGTATAGGTGACATCAAGCGTATCTCGTTCGGCTCGCTCGCCATACGCGACTGACTGCCTGCGTGCCTGTGGAGCTGACACCGACACGATGTTACCGGCAGTCGCGCCGACAGTGGACGAAATAGAAGCGTTAGTACCACCTCTTAGCGCAGCCCATTCTGCCGCCGTAGCTACAGAATCTTTGCTGAATGTTATGGTAGGGTTGCGGTTAGAAACGGTGAACTCATGCAGGTTTACAATTTTGTGTTCCTGCACATCATTTCCCAAGTCAATTGAAAACGCGCCCACTCGGATAGCCAAGCCATCGCTAATTACGTCAGCGGACGACACGACCGATGGGGCTGTAGCATCGTATACCGCACCAGCTGGAACAGCGGCAACCACCGGAGCTGCATATACAGCCTGCATGCTTGCCGTTGCAGTGGGAGCCTCGCCTATGTTTTCAGTGATTGATATAGTGCCAACCGCACCAACAAACCGCCACAACAGGCCGTCTTTATAAGCATAAATAGTACACGACTTTTCTGTTGCAGTGGATGGCGCATAGGACACTATACCCGCGCCGACAGTTTCAAGCGTGCGGCAGGCTTGAATAATAGGGGAAGATTCAGGAGCTGTACCAGCCGTGCCAGAGCCCTTTAACTCCCACACAATCTCAATCGACGCAGAAGCATCAGGATCAACAAGGTGAGGGAGGTTGCCCATCGTCTGCTTTACTACGGCCCTATCCACATTAGATTGGTTGACAGTTATAGCAAAAGACTTAACGCGCATGGCGTCCTGTGCGGCTGTCGGAACCGCATCTGTGCCTTTAGTTACTTCAAGTTTCGCCAGCAGGAGCCGGTCAAAAATAGTAGCCATCTCATTTCTCCTTATTTCGGCTTAGTGCCGGTCTTGTCTGTTTTTGTCTTCTCGATTGGTCTTGTTTCTTCTTTAGTCGCCATCACGCGGTTACCTCCGGGTTGTTCTCTGCGTATCTGTATAATACATCATAGCTGATTATCAGCGCAGCTACAGGTTCACGCCCGCCCGTCACCATCCTTTTTCGCCCTGTAAACACAACATTTGATGCGATACCACCAAGCGTAGGATCTGCCGAGATAGCCAGCTGAATTTCGAGCTGCATCTGATTGATGATAGCGTCAAAGTCGCCTGTTGTCGATGCTATTGCAGTAATATCTAATACCGCGTTAGCGGCTATCACGCGTGGGTAGCCAATGGAAGCATAATCGCCTGTTTCGTCGCCAACATCAACAGCCAGGCAAGGCAAAACACCACTTTCTAAAGCGTGGACACGACCGGAGAACACCCTTGCCCCCGTTGTGGTCAAACCGGTGACATCAGATACCACATTATCCCTTATCTGTGTAAGTAAATGACCCATGTTTACACCTTCTCCAAAACGAACTCAGTCATACCTATGCCGTCTGGTTGAACGCCAACAACCATGTATTGCACACCGCCAACAACAACCGAGTCACCATGCGCAGCACCGGCTGTATCCGAGCTTCGACACAGTATGCCGGGTGAAGATGATTCAGTGCCAAAATCACCCATCCTCGCCTCAAAGTATTCATTGTCGAATACAGCGTTTACGGGTAATCCATTGTACAGCACAGAATCTCCAAGGTCTTCAAGCAATACAAGCCTATCTTCGTCCGTTTCAATAGCCACTTACTTTGCCACTCGTTTACCAGTTGCTGCGTTCTTCACCTCAACTGCTT